GGACTGCCCAGCCGTCCCGACCACATCGGCGGCGGTCCGATCTACCATCCCGGCCACCCGGACCATGGGCTTCCCAGCCGCCCCGACCATGCATGGGGAGGCGGTCGCCCCGACCGCCCAGAGCAGGGCCTGCCATGGGCACCTGGGCACCCGGACGCCGGTCTGCCGGTGCCTCCCGGCCTGCCGCCGCTTCCCGCGCCGCCAGCGCAGATCGCCAACAAGGTGGTCGTGCTGTGGCATCTGCCCGGTCAGACGGAGTGGCACGGCAAGGTGATTGACCCCTCGCTGGAAGGTGGCACGCCGCTGCCACCGGCACCGGCACCCAAGGGCTAAGTGACGTCCCGTGGCGATCGAACCCACCAACGGGAACGGTCGCCACGGTCTGATTGCCAATGTCAGCGACAAGCTGATCCGCGCGCTGCCACCGGCATTTTTATTGCTGGTGCTGCTGAATATCTGTTTCCTCGGTGTCGCAACGTGGACGTTCTCGCATAACACCGAAGTGCGAAACACCATGTTGACCAAGATCATCGAAAGCTGCCTCACCCGGCCGCCCGCGCGCGACTAGCGCGCCCCTCACCACAATCCACGCCTGCCCCAAAGCGAAATCCTGAAAGGAGGTCGTTGTGACCACGTATTCGTTCATTGACGTGGCCGCGTCCATCGTCGGACCCGGCGGTAGCTTCTCACTCGGCTATGGCTCGGGTAACTCCGAGGAAGGCATCTCCATTGCCATGACCGAAGATAAAAACACGATGACAATTGGGGCCGATGGCAGCGTGATGCACTCGTTGCACGCTGGCAATGGCGGCACCGTGACGCTGCGGTTTCTGAAAACCAGCCCGACAAATCAAATGCTGTCGGTGATGCTCGATCTGCAACGCGTGTCATCGGCGCTGTGGGGCAACAACACCATCGTGGTGTCCGATCCGGCGCGCGGCGATCAGATCAGTTGCAGGCAATGCGCCTTCGTCCGCTGGCCCAACGTCAACTACGCGAAAGACGGCGGCACCCAGGAATGGACGTTCCACGCCGGATCGATCGACGGAATCCTGGGCGACGGCACGGCGGGAGTGTAGCCCATGGCAGAATTTGACAGCGGCGGGCACCACTACCGCACCGAGCGAATGAACGCGCGCGATCAGTTGCATCTGTTGCGCGGCCTCGGCCCGTTGTTCGGACCCATGGCGCGCGCTGCCATGTTAAGCGAAACGGCGGACGATGTGACGCGCCGTATCCACGTTATGATTCCATTCTTCGAGGCGTTCTCCAAGATGGAAAAACACGAGGTGGATGTGCTGGTCGATCGCTGCCTGAGTGTGACCCGCCGACGCGAGGGGGGCGGCAATGGGACCAGCCAATACGGGCCGCCGATGCACAGTGGTTCGCGTGATCAATACGAGGACCTGAGCCTGGGCGATCTGATGACGATTTGCTGGGAGGTGGTGCAGGACAATCTGGGGGGTTTTTTCGCTACCGCGTCGCCGCCGGGAGCCGGGAATATCCCGCACTCGCCGCCGCTCGCGATGCCGATGTCAGTTTCATGAGCATGGCCAACGACGAAGGGTTTCTGATGGCACCCGTGCTGAACGGTCTGTGCCGTCTGGAAAGCCTGCTCGACGGCACGCTGAGCCTGGAACACATCGCCTGGGCGAATGACGCATTGGCGGTGCGCGAGGAAAACAAGGCGCGCCAGCAACAGGCGGCCGAGGAAAGGGCGCGCAAGTGAGCGTCACGACCACCCCACGCGTTGACGGCGGCAGCGGTGGCGGCGGTGGCGGTTCCGACATCACCCTGCCGCCCGTTGAGGTGACCGCAAAGCGCCTGCCGATCACCGCACCGTCCAATGTCACCTCGGTGCGCTCACCGAACGACGGCAAGACGCAGCAAGGCGAACAGCTATGGATGCGCAAATGGAAGCTGACGGTCGGCACGCCACAGGGCGACAAGGCGATGGACCTGTCGCTGTTGGATTTTGAGTTCACCATCAATCAAGATCGCTACAAAGTGCCGTGGACCGGCCGCATTAAGATTTGGAATGTCGGCGACAACATCATCAGCCGGATGAACAAGGAACTGACCAAGGTCTACCTCAAGGCTGGCTATCAGGAGCCATCCAACCAGTATGGCGATCTGTTCGCGGGGCAGATCAACTATTTCAAGCACGGTCGCCAGAACGCGACCGACACGTTTGTGGAAATTTTCGCCAGCACGTTTGAGGACCCGCTACGTTCGGCCATCGTCAACACGTGGCTGCCGGTGGGCTACGCCAAGAAAGACGAAATCCAGGCGGTGGCGGCGGCGCTGGCGCCGTGGGGCATCACGCTTGGTCAGGTGACCGATCTGAAGGACGCCAACACCAAGGCACCACGCGGCAAGCTGATGTTTGGCATGGCGGCGGATTATATGCGCGACATTGAGCGCACCCAGAAAGCGCATTTCTTTACCGACACCGACGGGCGGCTGCATTTGTTGAAGGATAGCGAAGCGCTGGCGCTCGGCAGTGAGACGATCCCGATTTTGACCAGCAAGACCGGACTGATCGATGTGCCGACTACGACGTTGGATGGCGCGGCCGAGGTGCAGTGTCTGCTGAACCCCCGCATCACCCCAGGCACACGCATCAGGATCGCCAACAAGACCGCGCATAAGAAACCCGACGAGGCGATCACCAAATACACCAACGTCGACACATCTGTTTTGGTGGCGGACGCCTACAAGCTGTCGCTGACCGAATTCAACTTCCACGCCGACGGCACCTACACCGTGGGCGCGGTGCGCCACCAAGGGGCGAACCGGGGCAATCCCTGGTATTCCCACATCATCACGCTGAAGGTTGACCAAGTGCCCGGCCTGACGACCAGCGCGGGCGCCGCCTGATGGCACAGACGCTTGAAGAATTTCTGATCTCAGTCAAATACAACATCGACGCACCGTCGCAGCAGACTTTCTTCAATGCCATGAAGCGTGCCGCCACCTCGGTGGCAGGTGTCGCGGGTGAACTGACCGGCCTCGGCCTCGCGGTGATGAAGATCGCCGACATGATGGCGCAGTCGGGCGAGAAACTCTATTGGATGAGCCAACGCCTGGGCGACAGCGTCGCCGATATTCAGGGCTTGGCCTACGCCATGTCGGGCCTGGGCGAATCGGCCGAGCAGGCAACGGCAGGCATTGAACGCTTCGGCGCCTGGACCCGCAGCATGGGACCGGCTGCGACGGGCTATCTGCACGCACTCGGCATCACCGCCACCGACACGGTCGGGCGGATGCGCCAGCTTGGTGAATACTTCCGCGCCCATGGCGGCACCCAGGCACAGCAAGGCACCTTGGAATACGCGCTGACGCTGCGCCGCGCCCAGATGATGGGCATTGACGAGCAGACCATGCTGGCGGCCAGTAGCGGCAAGCTGGAACAGAATCTGCAACAGGCTGGCCTGATGCAGCGGCTGGTATGGGGCGCGAACTGGCAGAGCGGACCACAGCAGTTCGCGACGCAGTCCGTGGAGGTGATGAACCGGTTCCGCCAGATGGGGTTTTTCTTTCAAAACCTCACCCAGCAATTTGGGCTTGGCCTGTTCAACGCGATCTTGCCGGAACTGGACAAGATCAACGCGCTGTTGATCGACATGCTGCCCGCCATCCAGCGGTTTCTCAATCATCTGATCAGCTACGCACCGGCCGCGCTGCAATTCCTGCAAGACATCATGCGCGGTTTCAAGTTCATGCTGGAAATTGCCACGTTTGCCATGGAGACCTGGGACAAGCTGCCCGGTGTGGTGCAGCACGCGGTGGAAGCAATGCTATTGTTCCCCTCGGCGCTGAAGCTGATGGGATCGCCGCTGTTCTGGATACTCGGTGGCATCACCGCACTGTTGCTGTTGCTGGACGATTACCAGCACTGGCAGAAGGATCAGGAGACCGGCAGTAAGGAACAGCACAGCTATTTCAAATGGGACGCGATTGATAATTTCATGAAGCCGATCATCGCCGCCTACAAGACGATGAGCGAATACGTCGACAAGGTGATGCCCATCAAAGGGCTGTTCGATATGTTCGCGTCTACCACTGCGGCTGTCGGTCTGTTGGCGATCAGCGGCGCGTTGGACGGCATTATGACGCGGCTGTTGGCGATGGGCACTTTCCTGATGCTCAACCCGATTGGGGTTGGGATCATGGCGGCGCTGGGACTGCTTGACGTTGCGGTGTTCGGCAAGCAGGGCAACGCGATTATTGAAAAGCGCGCCAAAGAACTCGGCTACACCATCCAAGGTGAAGGCACGCCAAATCCAACCTTCACCAAAGACGGCAAGACGCTGGACTACGGACAGATGATGCGGGAGGAAGGGTTCGGTCCATCCGGCGTCACGTTCGGGCAGGCGCATGGTTTCAAGCCGCTGCCATGGCAACCGGGCTACAAGGACGATCAACCGTTCACGCTGCCTGATCTGAAACGCCCGGCGCCGGGCGAAGGGCGGCACGATGAGCCGACCCCGGGTGATGACACCGGCAAGGGCATGATCCTCGGCATGCGGGGCGGCGGGCGATACCAGACCGCATCCACCGGCTGGATCGGTGGCCCGAGCGACGCGGGCGGTAACAGCGACCCGTTCTACAATATGTTGCGCTTTAATCTCGACGCCATCATCGAAAAGCTGAGCGATCTGTTGGACACGCTCAACGCGATGGCGCTGAAGATGGGCGTCGAGCGGGGCGACCTGGGCGGCGGCGGCAGAACTGGCGGCGGCGGTGGCGGCGACGGTGATCTGTTGCCACCGGGCGCGTCACCGGAAGAACAAGAGGCGCGGCTACGCCAGATCGAGCAACGCGAGTCGGGTGGCCAAAACATCAATAACCGGACGGGGCCTGGGGGCAGCCCAGCAAGCAGCGCGTCGGGCTTCTACCAGATGATCGACAGCACGTGGCTACACGCGGCGCACCTCGCTGGCATCAACACGCAGCACTACCCCCGCGCCATCGACGCGCCGTGGGACATCCAGCACAAGGCCGCGCTGGCACTGATCAACGAGCAGGGCGAACGGCCGTGGATTTCCAGCGCGGGGCATCATCTGTCGCACCAGCCGCTTGGGTCCGATGATACCAGTCCAGGCTGGGCGGGGCGCGCACTTACCGGGCAGCGACACAGCGGCATAATCCAGAACAACAACACCAACATCTCGGTCGTGGCACCCAGCCCCGCGTCAGCGGGGGCACAGGTCGCCGAGCATCAGATACGCATCCATGAACACCATTCGCGCTTCACCGCAGGGAAATTACTGGCATGAGCGGGGCACTGCTTGGCATCTCGGCGGTTGGCGGCATCGCACAGCAGGCGCTGCAAGCCACCGGCCTGATGCCCGCGTGGTTCCGCGCGCCACGCTCGATCGGCGACAGTAGCAGCAAGGGCGGGGCGATCATTCCCGACGTGACGATTGAGGAACAGCACAGCGACCGGTTGACCGTGACGCAGCACCCGATCGCCGACGGTTCGCCGATCCACGACCACGCCTACAAGCTGCCCGCGACGGTGGTGATGCGGATCGGGTTTTCTAATTCCAACATCGTCGGCGCGGCGGTGCAGGGTTTTCAATCGGGCGGTGGGTTCTCTGATATTGGCGGCGGCCTCGCGGGCGCTGGCCAGGGGCTGTTATCGGCGGCGACCGAGCAGCGTTGCAACGACATCTATAAGAAACTGGTGAAGCTGCAATTTGATCAAGAGGCATGGGACCAGGGCATGGCGCCGCTGGCTGCATTCAGTCTGACCACCGGCAAACGGCCTTACAAGAACATGGTGATCACCGAACTGTCGATGCGCAACGACAAGACCACGGAATACGCCCTGATCATCGAAGTGCACATGCAGGAAGTGTTCATCGTCAAAACCGCGTCGACCACCCAGCCGTCGCAAACCAATCAGTCCAACCCGGAAAAAACCGCATCACCCACCGACCAGACGGATAAGAGCGCGACACCCACGCCCAATCCGAATTCGTTCATAAAACGTGGCGCTGATTTTTTCTTCGGGGCGTGATCATGCAGTCGTTTGAAATCCCGCTATCGGGCACGCCGCAGCGGTTCACCATCTCGCTGCCGCTGGAAAACAACCCGACCGGCGCGCTGGTGTCCTATGTGATGACGTTCCAGTATCGCGACGCCGAGCCGTCCATGGCGGGCGGCTGCGGCTGGACGCTCGATCTGGCTGACCAGTTTGGCAACGCCATCCTGTGCGGCGTGCCGCTGGTGACCGGCGCGGACCTGTTACGCCAGTATGACTATCTGGCGCTGGGTGGCCACCTTGCGGTGGTGTCCGACGGTCTGCCCGACGAGGTTCCGTCGTTCGACAACCTCGGTTCCGGTTCACATCTATTTTGGGTGACCATACCATGAGCGAAGCCGCTGGACCGCTGGAATACCGCCAGCACTACGCCACCGACATCGAGGCGATGCAGACCCATCTGGACGGACGGCAGGCGCAAATCCATACCGCGATGCCGGGCCACATCGTCAGCTATGACCCGGCCAGCATGACGGTCACGGTGCAGATCGGCTTGCAGGCGCTGCGCGAGATGACCGATGGCAGCATACAGCCGGTGACCATTCAACCGATCAGAAATGTGCCCGTGATGTTCCCGACCGGGGGCGGCCACACCCTGACGTTTCCGATTAAGCCGGGCGACGAATGTCTGGTGATCTTCACCGAACGCAGCATCGACAATTGGTATCAGCACGGCGGCACCCAGCAACCGAACGACTACCGGATGCATGATATCAACGACGCGCTGTGCTTCGTCGGCATCCGCAGCCAACCGAACGTGCTGGGTGGTGGCGCTGCCACTCACGCTGGCGTGGCGACAACGGCGTCGGCTGACACCGTGCAACTCCGCAGTGACGACGGCCAGACCTACATTGAACTCGATGGCGCTGGCCGCGCAGTGAACATCCGCTGTCCGGGCGTCATCACGCTGGATTGCGTGTCGCTGCACGTGACCGGCGATATTCAGTGTTATTCCGAGGTGTTCGCCCAATCGCAGACTATGGGCTTCGTCACCCTGTCGAAGCACTTCAAGCACAGCGGCTCGCCGTCCACTCCGACGCCGGGGACCTGACCATGCGCTATCGCAGACTGGACGCCAATGGCGACATGACGTTCGGCCAGGGCCTGGGCAATTTCTGGATCAACCAGCCCGAGGCGGTGGCACAGTCGGTGTTGACCCGGCTGCGGCTCAACCTCGGCGAATGGTTCTACGACACCAGCGACGGCACGCCGTGGAACACCGAGGTCCTGGGCGAACGCACCCAGTCCACCCGCGACGTGGTGGTGCAAGACCGGGTGCAGACCACCACGGGGGTGGTGGAGATCATCAGCTATGGCTCGCTGTTCGATCCCAACACCCGCACGTGGACGGCCGCCATGACGCTGCAAACGGTCTACGGGCCGGTGGCGCTGGTCGCCACTAAACTGCCGGGCATCGTGCCGCCGCTGCCTGGGGCGGCCCCCGCAGGCGCGGCAATGGCCGCCTCCGGGCTTGGCATTCAGGGTGGCACGCCGCTCACCATGGTGCCCGCCGATCTGACCCAGGGGCCACGCAGCGATATCACCGATTTTGAGATTCAAACCCTGAACGCGGGAAGCTGGTAGATGCCACTGGCCATCCTGAAGCCCGACCCGCCATCGCGCGTGCTGCGGGCGCGGCAAGCGCCCCGTCCGCGTCCCCAGGTGGCGCTACGCGTCGCAGCGCCGCGACTGCGGCTCGTTGCCCCGCCTGCCGTCGCAGCCCCGCCACGCCCCGCCAGGGCGCGCCCTGCGGCCTTGGCCTTGCCGAAGCTGCAACCGGTGCTGCGGCTGGTGCTGCCGACGCCACCCCGGCCGGTGCGCCTCGTGCTGCGCGCACCAGCGCCGCCAGCGCCTGTGCCAACGCCGCTGGCCGAGGTGACGGGGGCGGTCGCGGTGGGTGTGCTGGGCACGGGCGGCACCCGGGTGATCATGGTGCCCGCTGACCTGACCCAGACCGGGCTGGTCAACATCACGCAATTCCGGATTTCGCTGGCAGCGGGAGTTTGGTGAATGTCGGGAACCGTTGCGCCAGTCTCACCCACCGCAGCCTACGTCGATCGCACCGGCATCCACGCTCCCGACTACGCCGCCGTGCTGGCGTTCCTGAAAGGCCAGTTGCAGGCGATCTACGGCAGCGACACCGTGATCGACAACGACAGCCAGGACGGCCAACTGATCGGGATTTTTGCGCTGGCGCTCAGTGACACCAATGCCGCCTGTGTCGCGGTTTACAATTCGTTCAGCCCGTCCACCGCGCAGGGGGTGGGCTTGTCCAGCATGGTCAAGATCAACGGCATGGCGCGCCACGTGCCGAGCAATTCAACCGCGCCGATGACCATTATCGGCGTGGCCGGGACCGTGATCACCAACGGCATCGTGCAGGACACTCCCGGCAACAACTGGGCACTGCCTGCCAGCGTGACGATACCACCCAATGGCGACATCATCGTGACCGCGACCTGTCAGACACCGGGCGCGGTGACGGCGCCCGACGGGGACATCAGCCGCATCTACACCGTGACGCTGGGCTGGCAGTCCGCGACCAACGGCCCGGTGACGGTGGGCGCGCCGGTTGAAAGCGACGCTTTGCTGCGCATCCGCCAGAGCGTCTCCACGGCGCTCCCCGCCTTGTCGGTGCTGTCAGGCATCATCGGCGCGGTGGCCGCGCTGCCCGGGGTGATCGCCACCAAAGGCTACGAAAACGACACCAACGTCGACTACACGACGGCGGTGCCGCCGCTGGGCGAGGGGCCGCTGCCACCGCACAGCATCAGCCTCGTGGTGCAGGGCGGTGACGCGATTCAAATCTGCCAGACCATCCTGCTGAAGAAAACGCCCGGCGCCTACACCTACGGCAGCACGCGTGAACTGGTAGACGACGTCTATGGCCTGCCGCACGATATCGGGTTCTTTATTCCGACGGCGGTGGCGATCGGGGTGCATATCACACTGACCGCGAAGGCGGGCTATTCCACCATCATCGCCCAGGCGATCCGCGACACCGTGGCGGCCTACATCAACGGGCTGGGGTCGGGCGTCTCGGTGATCTATTCCAAGCTGTGGCTACCCGCCAATCTGGACGGTGCTACCGACGTGCCAGAGAATGCCACCGCAACCTATGACATCACCGCGATGACGATGGCCAGCCCGGTCACCGGCACCTATGGCACCGCCAACATCACGCTGAACATTTTCCAGATGGCCGTCTGCGATCCGACCGACGTGATCATCACGGTCAGCTAAGCCGCTTCTGCCAGCGCAGGAACGCCATCAGGTCCGCGTCGTCGGTGACCGGCTGGCCGTCCGCCAGCGCGTCCATGAATTGCTGGAAACTCTCGGCATCGATGATGCGCTGGCCGGTGTCCAGCACGTGGCATTTGAGGTCGATGCCGAACACCCGGAAGGTGCCCGACCATACTGCTGTGGGGATTTTTATATCTGAGGGCATCGCATGACACTCGCTGATTACATCGGCCGGATCACCTCATGGCATAGCGACAAACCGCGTTTCGTCAACACGGTCGCCGTGCTGGTGCAGCCGCTGATCGACGCGCAGGACATGCTGGCCAAGCTGACGGCGGATTTCGATCTGGATACCGCTGTCGGTGTGCAGCTTGATCAGGTCGGGCAATGGATCGGGCGCACCCGCTATGTGGAAACCCCGGTCGCAGGGGTGTTCTTTTCCTTCAACGACAGTTACGACGGCACACCGGGCGACAGCCCGCGCACCGGGTTCAATCAGGGCATCTGGCTCGGCCAGTATGACCCGGTTGATCAGATCACCGCACTGGACGATGACACCTATCGGTCGGTGTTGAAATTACAGGCGATTGCCAACCAGTGGGACGGCACTGTTCCAGGCATTGCTGACGATCTGGACCGGGTGTTTCCCGGTACTGTCATTCAGGATTTGGGCGACACGCCGCCCGGTCGTATGGCGATGGACGTGCTGATACCCGGCGTGCTGATCAACTCGCTGTTGCTCAGAGTGCTGGAACAGGACTTCCCGGTGAAGCCCAGCGGCGTGCATGTCAATTTCATCGAATCAACCGTGTCTACGGAACAGATTTTTGCATTCAACATCGACGGCTCGCAAGGCGGACCGCTGGGCGGCTTCAATCAGGGAGCGTGGGGCGTCATCGTTCTGACGGTATAAAACAAGGGGCACGCCAACCATGGCAACCAATGACTTCCTGACATTCGCGGGCGATCCGGCAGCCGACGTGTTGCCGCAGTCGCAATACATCGCGACCGGGTTTACCGCGCGCATCCTCGGATTTTCCACCGGCACCGCGCTGTCGATCCAACTGAACAAAGTCTGGCGGCAGGCATCGCTGATCAGCGCCATGATCGGTCAGTTCACCGTCGATGAAATCAATCAGGACATGCTGGACGACGGCACGCCCGCTGGGATGACGGCATTGGAAACCCATTTCCGCGCCGCCCTTGTCCATGTCGCACAGAGTTCGATCGGCACCAACTTCCTGCCGCTCACAGGAGGCGCCCTTTCCGGCCCGCTTCAGATCAATGCCAGCACGCTCGGCATCACCGCGCCATCTGGCTCAGTAGCGATCAACCTGACACGTCAGCAAGGACAGTATGCCTTTCTTGCTGGCTACACCGGCACGTTCGCGCGCTGGCAAGTGTTTCTGCCCGACAACGCACCTGAGCAGGGCGGCAACTCGGGTTCCAATTTTGACATCAACAGTTTCAACGACCAGGGCGGCTATCTCGACACACCGCTAAGCATCAACCGTGCCACGGGCGTGGTGAACTTCAGTCATGGCCCCACCGTCAATGGTGCGTCGCTGCCTTATGTGCGACTGGCTGGCGATGTGATGAGCGGCGCACTCGGCGTCGGCAGCACCGGGATTTCCTACAATGGTCTCGGCGGTTATTGGGCGCAGCACCATATCGCGTTCGGCTGGGACGGCAACGTCAATGTGGCGGTGGACGGCACCTTTGTCGGCCAGATCGCCATGCAAAGCTGGGTCGGCGCCGTGGTCGGGGGTTACCTGCCACTCGGTGGCGGAAATCTTTCTGGGCAATTGAACGTATACGCGCCGCTTGAAGTGTTTGGCACTGCATTCCACCACTCCACGACGTTTTTCGGTTACACCGATTTCGCCAATTTCTGGGATGGCCGCTACCGCTACCGGCAATGGGCGGGAAGTTGGTATGACGCCTGGGACGGCCAGAGCGGGTTGCGCGCCTGGGCCGCGCCCGGCGCCTGGATCATGACGTTGGATGGCACTGGAAGTTTATATGTCCGTAACATCCTGAGAGTTGATGGCAGTCGCATCATTTCCGCCAGTGGTCTGAGCGGTGGTGGTGTCGCACCTTCGGTGTGCTGCTACTGGACCGGCGGCGTTGCCAAGGGCATGTGGGTCGATGGCACCGGCCTGTGGCTCGGGCAAATGGATGGCAACGGCAATCCGTTGCGCGCGGACGTGGTATTCGACAACAACGGCTATATGACATTTTATGGCTCCGCATCAATCAACGGCAGCCTGTGGGTCGGCAACCAAGTGGCTGCGGCTGGCTCGATCGTTACCAACTATTTTAGTTGCAACGGCGCCGGTGTTTTCAATGGCCACTTTACCGTCAACAACGACGCCAACGTAGGCGGCACAATGGCCGCCACCGTGCTTTATTCTGGCAGCATCGTGCAGGCTCACACCCAAGTCTATTCCTACGACGGCGGTGGCGCTTCGCTCAATGCTGATGGCGTCATGTATAACGGCAACGGCGTGCAGATCGGTTGGCGCTGGGACGGCAACTGGATGTGGTGCCGGATCAACGGCTGGGAAAAGGAAGTCATCGTTGGCAATAACCAGCGCGTCCGCAATCTGCAAATGTATAGCACCTCGTTGCAGTGGACCGACAGCGACAATTCGGGATGGCTGGCCAACACCTACCGGTCCGATCCTCGTTTCAAACGTAACATCCGAGAGGCGGATGATTTCGACAGCCTAAGCGCGATCTGTGCCACGCCGACGAAGTCATTTGAATGGCGCGAGGACTACCGCGCTGCGCCCGTCCCTTATGGGATGATCTCGACCGATGTTCGTATGACATTGCCAGACGCGGTGATGGAAGCGCCGTCTGAGGGCGACGAACCACCGGTCGATCATCTCGATCCGCCCGCGCTGTTCGCGCATCTGTTCCGCGCCATCGCGCAACTCAACCGCAAGATCGCAGCCTTGGAGGCACGTCATGTCTGAATCCGATCAGCCAGAGGTCGATCCCGGCACGACAATTCCGACGCCGCCCACCCAGCCACCAGCCTCGGCGCTATATCCGCCAGCAGGCCCAATCATCGAACACCCGTGGCAACCGGCGACGGTGCTTCCGACCCCGGTAGGACCACCGCTGCCCACGGCCGCGCCTGTGGTGGTTGATACGCCGTATCTGTCGCAGTCGGGGAACCTGTTGAATTGCACGATGGGCAACTGGACCAACGAACCAAACCACTATACCTACCAATGGCTCAGCAATGCCACTGACGTGACGATGGTTGGGCCTTTCTGTGCCGTTACAGCAACTGACGAAGGTAGCACTTTCACCTGTAGCGTGACGGCGGCTAACCTCATCGGTGCCGCCTCGGCAACGTCAAATTCCGTCGTTGCCACCTACACCCCACCAACATAGGAGACGCATATGCCTAAAGACCCGGAAATCGTTTGGACGCTGAACATGATACAGGCCAACCAGATCATGGGCACGTTGGCCAAGCAGCCGTTCGGCGAGGTCGCCGAATTGATCGCCGAATTGCAGAAGCAGGCGCAGTCGCAATTGCAGGGGCAGCAGATGCCGCCGATGCACAGCACGCCATCCAAGATGGACGGCGAGGCGCGGGTGCAATGAGCCTGCAACGCGTCACGGTGCAAGTGAGCGCGGTCAAATTCGGCGACGTGTGGCTGGGATCGTCCGTCACCGGCATCGCCAATTCATGGCGGCCGGGGAACATGGACATCACGCTCTATGATCCCGCCACGCAGGCCAGCCGCACCGTGACCATCAACCGCAATCAATGGTTCGCGGTGGATCGCGACGTGTGATATAGTCAGCCTATCGAGATTGGACAGCCTTGGCCCCGCCAGCGATGGCGGGGCTTTTTTCATGCCTAAATTTCCGCTGCCGTGCGGCGTGGCAGACCAGACATCGCAGCCAGGATTTGCCGGTTTGGGAATGACGCATCAACGTCGCGTTGCGGCTGTGTAGCAGATGACCGAACCGGCACTGCTTCATTTTTCGTCGCTCGGGCTGAACACGACGCCCGCGTCGAGCAACATCCGCAGCAGCGCCGAGCCTTCGGCGAGCGGCAGCGTCACGTCCAGCTTGATATGGGCCTCGCCCTGGGCGGTGACCACGAATGCCAGCGCGTCCGCCCGCCTGGGGGACACCCAGGCGGCGCCCGAGGCGGTGCGGGGTGCAGACGGTGCGGGGATAGCCTTGACGCCGTCTGGCACGCGCGCACGCACCTTGGCGGCGAGGTCATCGGGCTGGCAGCCGAGCAGCTTGGCCAGCTTGACGCGGTTCTCGGGGCCGGGGCCGCCCTTGCCGTTGAGCCAATGATAAACCGAGGTATGGCCGCGTGGCATATTGATCGCTTTGTTGAGATCACCAATGTCCTTGCCGGTGCGTTTCAGGTAATCGCGCAGCGCGATGGCGATGTGGCCATACGCGGCGATCTGTTGCGGTGTGGCGGGGCCTGCGGCGAAGGGCATCACGCGGTCTTTCGGTTATCCACCACGCGCAGCCGGGGGCGGCTCAGCGAGGGCGTGGCGGTGCCCGCGACCAGGGCATAATAGGCGTCGCGATAGCAGGCGGTCTTGGTTTTCAGTCCAAGCTGGAATTTACCGCCATGCTTGGCCTGCCAGCACCAGCCGGTGAGCAGGCGTAGTTCGTTGGGTTTGCGGTGTTCGTTCCAAACTTTGCAATCGAGTTTGGCGACGTAGTGAATGCGCGCCACGTTGTTGACTTCGGTGATGATTGGGTCTGGCAACCACATACTTCAGTTTCCCATGAGATGGGCGCGGGCCGGGCTTGCACCCCCGGCCCGCTGGTATCAGCGCCGCTTTCTGGCGGTCACGGCGCCGATGCCGAGGACGCCCAGGCCGAGGATGGCGATGGACGCCGGTTCGGGCACTGAGCCACCGTCAGTCGGGTTGATCACGCAGTCGTCGCATGTGGTTGGACCGCCTGACGCGAAGAACGAATTGTTGTTGGCCGGTGCGTTCGGATTGAACACATGGGCCGCCGCTTCCGGCACCGAGGCGGTCAGCACCTGGGTTTCATCCGCCCAGGTGCCCGAGGTGTTGTGGATGTCAAAGCTGGCCTGGGTGACTGAGTCGGAAAACCCATTGGGGTTGACCGTGTAGTCGAGGGCGAAATTGCCGACGCCGCCAACCTTGGTGCCAAAACTCACGGTATACGACGGGGTCTGGGAATCCCCAACACGTTGGGTGAACGACAGGTTGGTGATGCCGAACGTGCTGGCGTTAACATCGAGGCCCATCTCGCCGAAGCTAAACACGCCAAGACGGGTGAAGTTCGCGGTGGCGTGGGTGCTGTCAATGAAGTGGATATCGACCTGAGCATAAGGTCCAGCACCCGAGACACCGAAATCATTGGTGGTGTCGAGCGTATAGATCACATCAGCAGAGGCGTGCTGTGGATGGAACCATAGCGCGCCACAGACAATGGCGGTGGAGAGGAGTAAGCGTTTCATGGTGACGTATCCTTTGTTAGAAAACCCAGGGCGGCGTCCTTGCAAGGGGTCAGCGCCGCCCCGGTAGTTGCTCCCAGATGTGGGGTTTGTTCCTCCCCTTATGTGCGACGGCTCTGACGGCGAACGAAGCCGATGCCGAGCAAGCCAAGACCAACCAGGGCAAGCGAACCCGGCTCGGGCACCGCAGCCGCACTGGCGTTGGCGATGCCGCTAAACCCGGCGGTGAACGACTGGAGGGTGTTGTTCTTCACTTCCAGGCCGCCACCGTCAGGGCTGACCACGCTGGCCAGTGACAGGGTGAAGCTGGACGGCGCCAACAGGTCGCTGGCCGGGATCACGCTGGAAGTCAGCGACAGCGTGTCAGGCGGGTTGCTGATGTTGACCGAAAGCTGCGAGCCGGTCAGCAGACCGAACGCGGCGTCGGTGAAGGTGCCGCTCAGATCGTTGACGTTGCCGACGCCCGCGCAGTTCAAGGTCGAGCAGACCGAGAACGTGCCGTTGTAGTGCTGCACGACGGCATTGCCGACGCCGATGATACCGCCGGTCGAGGTCGCGGCGAAGGTGACGAAAGCGGCGATGGCGGGCGGGGTGGTGGCGCCGAGCAACTGGTCGATCAGCACCGGAGCGTTGCTGATGGAGATGGTGGTGGAGGTGCCGCCAGCGTTGGCGGTGCCGGTGACGGTAGCGGCCAGACCGACCTGACCGAAGTCGATAATCTGGGTGGCGTTGGCGGTGCCAGCCAGCCCGATCAGCGCCGCCGTGGCGAGTAAGATGTTACGCATTGTGGTTCCTTTGCAAAGGTGCCCCGGATTGGGACGGATGCAGTGAAACACGGGTGGAAGTCATTCCGAAAAGAAAACGCGTCTTTTGACAACAATGGCTTAGTGGCCGGAAGTTGGCGTTTTTTGAAACGACTCTAAGTCTGCCGACACCGTCTCAAGCCATAACGCCAGCGCCTGGGTGATCGCTGTCGCCCGCAGATGTGCCATATTCTCCTCTGTGACGCCCCGCCCCGAGGTCAGGTATGACGCCAGCATCGGCGCATAGAGCGACGCCGCCATCAGGCTGATATGCTCGGCGAGGTCGTCGGTCATTTGCCACGCGACGGATGCGCCATGTTCTTGGCCAGCAATTCCGAGGGCGCAGGCTGCAACAGCACGTCCACGGCCGCGCGTAGCTCGATGATCTGGCGTTGCTGGTCAGCGATACAGCGCGCCTGTTCGGCAAGCGTGCTGCGCAGATCGTCTCGCTCGGCTTCCAAATCTTGGATGCGGTATCGCAGCGCGCGCGCCAGGGTCTCGCCGGTCATAGACTCATTCTTCATGCGCCGGGCATCCCTTGCTCTGGTGGTTCATGCACCACGTGCCTGACCTGTCCGCTGGGCAGCGTCACCTGAAAGGGTGGCGGCCCGAGGTCAGCCAGCAACAGCGGCGTCTTGGGCAATAGATGCCACACACCGTCGTTGGTGATGTGGCCCCACGGCTTGCCGTCGTCGTGCGCCAGTTCTTTCTCGCGCAGGGTTTTGACTTCGTCGCTCATGGATGCGGACTCCATAGATCGCCTGCTAGCGGCGTGGTCAGCACACTGGTCGAGGTCAGTTCGCTGACGATCGCGGTGAGCGCGGCCGAGTTGGTCCAGACGCTCGGATGCGTCGCCGCGTAGGTCTGGAAATCCGCCAGCGTGACGGCGTGGTATTGATCGAGCGTCAGCGCGGGAGGCGGCGGTGTCGGGGGCACAATTGGCGGTGGCGGCGGGGATGGTGGTGATGGCGGCGGTGGTGGTTCTGTTGGTGGCGGTGATCCTGCTGGTTGTGTAATGAACACCAGCGACGCGGTGTCGAGGCTAGGCCGGTTGTCCAAATGGACAGTGTCGCTGCCAAAGCTGGACGCGGGCAGGCCAAACACCTGATTCCCAGATAGTCCGAGCGGTGTTCCGTTGGGATCGAGGATGCCAGCGCCCCGCGAGTCATCGTTGACCACGGTGTTGTTGGTGATCGCGACGTTGGTGCCAGGGTTGCTGGCGCCTTCCTCGCCATAGGCGATTATGAACGGGTTCTGGGTGTTCGGCCCTTGCTCGATTTGATTGTCAGAGATGTTCGCATTGCCGCCGTTTGGCAGATCGATCGAATAGCTGGCACTGCCGTTGTTGTCGAAGATGCGGTCGCTGGTGATGGTGTTGGACGCGGCGCGGGATTTGATTTCGTGTCCAACGACGGCATCATGGACATAGCTGTTGGTGAGACTGAACGAGGCAATGGCGCCAATATAGATGTTATGCGTTGATCCGCTGCCGTCGCCGTTGAAGGCGAATTCCGAATGGTCGATGGCAATACTGCCGTTGCTATCGGCGGCACCGAGCAGTCCTTCTTGGTTGTTGTGGAAATAGTCGTCGGTGAGGGTGAGACTACCGCCCTCATAGCGGATCGCAGCCCCATTTCCATCCGATACAGCCACCCCGCCAATATCGAACCCGTTGATCGCCACAGTGACACCGGGTTGGCCCTCCGTAATCATCGCCTTGCCATCGGGTGGTGACTGATCCTCGGTCATCACCACTTCGCCGCCGACCGCTTGCAGTGTGACGCTCTTTTCGACCGTCAGGAACTGGTCGTTGTAGCTACCAGCGGTCACGTCGATCGTATCGCCGGGTGACGCCGCATCAATCGCAGACTGGATCGACTGACCTTGGGATACCGTCAACGTGGCCATGGCACGCTCCTATGCAGCCGGGGGTGGCTGATTGGGCAGCGTTGCCAGATATGCGTCGAACCGTCGAGCCAGTTCCTTCAGTAGCCTTTCAACGGTTGGACCGTGTTCACCGAACGGCGCCGACACGGTGGCGATGCGAAAGGTTATTTTGTAAGCCTCTGCCGCTACGCGGTTCACTGCCGCCGCGAGGCACATCGCCTCAAACATCCGCTCGATAGCCACCGCGTGCGCCTCGGGCGTCAGGTGGCCGGGCAGGCGCAGCGGCGCGACGTTGGACGGCGTAGGACCGCGCCCAGCGGCTCCCTGGACGCGTGTCTGACCCGGCTCAATGGCGTCGATGGGCGGGCCTTCGGTCATGCCGTGGCATCCATCAGGTAGTCGAACGCGGCCACGGTGGCGTCGGTCTGCTTGGCCATGGCCTCCAACTCAATGGCGATGTCGAGCAGATCATCGGCGGTAAAGAAACCCATCAGCTTCACACCCGAGCCGTCGGGCATGTAGCGTTCCCCTTCGTGAAACAAGGCGAGGACGGCCTGCTGTTCTTCCGGGGTCAGTGTGCGTTGGTCGCTCATGTCGCCACCCCCAGTTCAGCGGCGCGTGCCTTGATCGCGGCGTCGATGCGGTCCTGTTCGGGGAACGACAGCCCCAGCACCGCCTGATTGAACAACGGGGTGGTGAGCAGACTGTCCAGTTGCGCCTGATCGGCGCGGCTGATTTCGTTCAGCAACGCCGTCATGGCAGTCGATTCGGGTGGCGTGGACTCTTGTGGCGCCACGCGGGCGGTGTGGGTGACGACCAGGGCGTCGATGTCGGCGCGCACGGCGGGGCTGGCACCGTCGCGCCACGCTTTGATCGCGTCGCGCCCCATCACGGCGGCAATGTCGTCCAGCACCTTGCAGCCGCCCAACAGGGTGTCCAGCCGCTTCAGCCACGCGGTGGCATCAACGGGCTGGCCGGTGGTGGTAGGCGCTGTGGCGTGCTGTGGCGGGCGCGGCGGGGCATGTTGCGCGGGCGGGTGAGACGCGGGCTGCGACTGGCGCGGCCCGCGCGTCGGATCGCCGCCATCGTCGTCGGCGGCAATGTCGGGCATGTGCTGGATCAGGCTGAAAACCATGCCCAGCAAATACCGCGACAGGTAGGTGACCGTGCCGCCGACCGCCTGCAAAGCGTTCATCTGGGTTTTGCCACCCCGGATGCCTTCGCCCGACAGGATCGGGCCAGACAGCGCGGTGATTTCCTCGTGGTCGCCGAGCGACAGGATCAGGGTGACCGTCATCCAATCGGGGTCGGGGTGCGGTGCGGTGCCGAAGCGGAATGCCAGACCGTGGTAGGCGGTGACCGGTTTGATCACGCCCAGCATACCGGGCAAAGTGGCGTAGCGGCTGTGCAGATAATCGTTCTTGGCGTCCTTCGGCACTAGCTGCATCTCGGTCGCGGCGCTTGTCATCGCCTCGTTGAACGCACGGTGCGCCAGCACTTTACGTTCGGCGCTATAGGCGTCCAGCAACGCCTGAAACTTCGTGGTATCGAAATTCGGGTCGGCCGCCGCGCGCTGGATCAGCGCCAGCATGGGGTGGGTGTTGCCGGTGGGCACAACGTCATTCATGGCAGCTTCCTCTGTGGGCAATTAGAACGGCGTGATCCTCACGACCAACCCTGGATTTGATAACTCTGCGCCGGGGATGGTTTCGTCGGGCTTCAGCGCTTTCAAATCCTTGGCCAGTGCGATCTTGTCGGGTTCTCGGGTGATGGTGGTGCGGATGTATTTTTCCGGCAGCCAGTCCACGTCGGCGATCACCTTGGGCGGCGCCTTCACCATGCTGACGCTACCCAGTTCGGACTCCGCTGCGGTGATGCTCAACACGTCAAGCAACTGCACGATGGTAGCGCGGAGGTGGTCGCTGCGCTCGGCATAACGGTTCTTGCGCGCGGTGTAGCGCTTGGCGAGGTTGGCCGCCTCGGTCTCGCGCCGCTCGCACCAGATTTCCGCGTCGATCGCCTGACGGAGCAGCACCGAAGGATGCGGCCACTTGGACTGATCCTCGGGCAGCGCTGGCAGCTTGGCCGCCAGTTCGTCGGGGTCCATCGAGGGGTCGTCGGCCAGCTTTGCCTGGATTTGCTGATACAACGATACGGATTTTTCCAGCACGTAGGCTGATGGGGGCTGTGTCATGCTCATGGCTCGTCTTGACATGGACGCGGGGCAAATGCAAGGTGGATAAATGCGACACAGTAAAAAACCCAACCGAGGGCTACCGCGCTCCTCCCATGAGCGGCAGCGCGTGCAGATCACCATGACGATTGACCGCGAGGTGTTGCGGCAGATCGACGTGATTTGCGAGCGGGAGCAACGGTCGCGTTCCCAGATCATGGATTGGGCAGCGACTCAGTTTGCCGCGAAACACAACAAGGCGGCGTGATGGCACGGATACAGCAGTTCAAGCTGACCATACCGGAACCAAAGGAACTGGACCTGCATCGGCAGATCGCCGACTGCCTGCGACTGGAAATTGGCCTGCCGGGACGGTTGTCCAAGCAAGGCGTGATGTGGTGGGCCTACGATATCTCAAACAGCGCGGCGATTGCGCCCGGCGCACGGACCACGCTCGGCATCATCGCGGGCATTCCCGACCTGATGTTCCTGTATCGGGCCAAGGCGTATTTTCAGGAAATCAAACGGCCGAACGGTGTGTTGTCCGATGCGCAGGGCGCGGTGATGGCGTCCGCGCGGCTGGCCGGTGCCGATATCGCGGTGTGCATCGACGCCCGGTCGTGTCTGGCCAATCTCGATGTGTGGCAGGTGCCACGCACGCGTCGCACGGTGTTCCCGATGGAGGTGGTATGATGGCAGGCAGGGCACGCAGCACCGATCCAGGCACGTCGCATTCAGCGGCCGCGCACGTCAACACAGCCGATCTGGAAGCCAAGTTCATTGCCGCGCTGCGGCGCATCGGGCATCCGCTGACGACCACTGAAATCGCCGTGGTCTGTGGCTATCCGCGCGACAGCTTTTCGCCGCGTGCGATCCCGCTGTTGGAGAAGCGGCTGATCGTCAAGGCGGCCAAGCGGCTGTGCCAGAACGGCAAGGGCAATTGGCGGATGATGTTGGCCTACGGGCTGCCAGGATGGTCCAGGGAGTTATTGCTTGGCGAGGGCGACACGCGACCGAAGCCCAGCAAGCGCGCCAAGGCGAAGGCGCCGGTCGAGCCGGTGCCCGAGCCGGTGGCGGCGCCCAAGCCATCAGCGCAACGGCGTGGGTTCAATGATCCTCGGCAGGGCGCCTTGCTGTGATATGAAAGGAACCGGTGAACCAGAGTTTGCGATCTGCCGGTCCACCGGCCCCGTTTGATGCGGTGGTCAGGCGGCCTTGCGCATGGACTTCATGACGCCCACGACGAGTTCCCCGTCGGGATACTTTTCGCCACTGATCCGCTGGCGGCCTTCGATCGCGGTGCGGACCTTGTCGGTGTGACCCTGATCAATCGAGACGCGGACGTTGACGCTGTCGCCCGAGTTGACCAGCCACGCGACCAGCTTGCGCATGGCGGCGGTGTCGGTGCGGTCGTAGCCACAGAACTCGCCGACGCGACGGGCCAGACCGTAGACGCTGGGGCCTTGGCGGCGGGCGATGGTGAGCAGTTCATCGGGGCTGAACAACCCGGCCAGCGCCGAGATGGCGGGCGCCAGCCGCGACGGCAGATCGCCCGCAGCGCCGCCGAGGGCGTGTACTTCCAGCCACTGCTTGCCGGTAAGCTTCTTGCTGGTTTCGTTAATTTCGCGAAAGATTTTCGTGAGGTATTCCGCGCCCACTTCGATCACCAGGGCGGGGACGTGGGCGAACTCGGGGTTCTTCAGTTTCTTCAAGCTGTAGACGGCAAACCTGCGATGCCCTTCGATGATCATGTAGCGGCCGTCGTCCTTCTTGTTCACCAAGATCGGGTAATAGAGTCCGATCTCGCTGATCGACGCCAGCAAACCCTTGATGTCAGCTTCCTCGCCGCGCCCGCGCGGGTTCAGCGGGTTCTTGTCCACCAAATCGAGCGGGATGTTGTGGACCGTGTAGTCCTTCATGACATATCCTCCCTTTCACACCGGACCGGGTCAAATCGTGCAGGACCGGGCGAATTGGACCGAATACGGAATCTTTATGCGAGTCAAGCAGCAAAATCGCCGGTCCAGCGATAAAGTTGCGTTGTGGGGGATAAAAGTGATGAATGATGTGGTGATGCTGCGCCCTGTGTCGGGTGATCTGACGGTCTTTGATCCAACCGAGACGATCGCTAATCTGGCTCAACTGGACGGCGACATCGTCAAATGGCGACGGCTGAAGGATTGGCCGAAGCTGGAGGACGCGGTCGATGCCAAGATTGCCGAGCAGGCGGCGTTCGTGGCGAACTGGGACACGACGGTGCGGGCTGCCCATCGGCCAGGAACGAACTCCCAAGCGGGTTTGTTTTCAAAGAGACAAGCGGAGGAGGCGTGGGGGTTCAGCCAGCAAACGGTGTCGCGCTGGCGCACGTGGCTCGCCGAGACGCCGGTCTATCGCTCGCGGCTGATCCTGGGGGCGCATCGGCTGGCGGGGCTGATTCCCGAGGACAACCATCGCGCCATGGGGACCGGTGAGAACGAGTGGTTCACGCCCGAACAGTACATCGCGGCGGCGCGGTCGGTGATGGGTGAGATCGATCTGGACCCGGCCAGCCACGACGATGCACAGGACATCGTGCAGGCGACAAAATATTACACCAAAGCGGAGGATGGTCTGGCACCGGACTGGCACGGCCGGGTGTGGCTCAATCCACCCTATGCGCGCGATGACATTCGGCCCTTTGTGGAAAAGCTGGTGGATGAGCGCAACGCGGGACGTGTGACCGAAGCGATTATGCTGACACACAATTACACCGACACCGCATGGTTTCAGTTGGCGGCGCGGCGTGCGGCGTTAATTTGCTTCACGCTGGGGCGAATCAAATTTGTCGGGCTTGACGGCAAAGAAAGCAATCCGACCCAGGGACAGGCGTTTTTCTATTTCGGTGACAACGTGCAGGATTTTCGCCGGGTGTTCAGCTATGGGTTTTTGGTATGGCCCGGTTGAACCGTGACGCAATTGCCTACCGAACCGAACTGGCGCGCGCGTTCAACGCGCGTCGCTGCCGCTGTGGCGGGCGCGCTGATGTCGTGGTGATCGGCCGCCATGCCCAGCGCGAGGCAGGCATCGTGTTGCGGCGCGGCGCGCCTGACCGCAACCTGTGCCTAAAATGCGCCGGGTTGCGGGAGGTCGTCGCATGAAGCAGCATCTGAGGATCGACGTGCTTGAGGACGACGACGCGGTCACCGTCAAATTCAAGACCACATCACAGCATTTGCAGGATTGCCCGCATTGCATCGCGGCGCTGGCGCTGCATGTCGCCAACTCTTTCCACAATGCCATGATGGACGCCCAGGCGCGCGCGGCTGACGATGAGGATGACGATAGCCCCGAGGACCACGCGTTCCTGCATTGAGCCTGTGGGTGTATCGGGGGACCGTTTCAAAGCGGAATGACACTAGGTGCGTCTGGTAGTTAGCCGCCCGACGGTCTAGCCTTGCCAGATACAGCAACGCCCCCGACTGCCAGATCGGGGGCGGTATTGCTGCCAATCAGAAAACCGCCCTGACGCGGTTCGGTCGTCATAGTGCAGAAGGAAGTCGCAACGGTTTTCTGCCCTATCCGCGACCCGAACGCAAGGGAGGAGCGAGGTCGCATGCCCGGATTTCCATATCCGTCACCTATCATTGATGCCCGATTGATTGCTGCCCGCTATCGACGGCCTCGGGAGGTGTGTGCGCCGAGGGGCAGTTAGATGCCCGATGTGCACCCGATCGCGGCGCTGCGCTCGCTGGTGTGGCAACACGGCTTCCGCCCGATGGCGGTGTATTCCTGGGACTTCGTGGAACCGCAGCCGCCGCCGGGCAAGAAACCGACGCCGCCGCGTGCTGGCAAGGGACCTTATGGTAACGGCTGGCAGACCGGCGCACGGAAGGACCCGCCAGAAATCATCGATCTGGGGTCCGTGGTTGCCTGGGCGCAGAACACCGGCATCCTGTGCGATGGGTTGCGGGCTGTCGATCTGGACATTGACGATGCGGCCCTGATCGAGCAGGCGGTTCAGCTTGCCTTCACCATGCTTGGCGAGACCATCGTCCGATCGCGGGAGAACTCGCCGCGCTGCTTGCTGGTTTACCGCGCGGCCGAGGGTGAGCCTGCCAAGCTGACGCTGGCAGGCGACGGCTGTAAGATCGAGGTGCTGGGCAAGGGCCAGCAATTCGTCGCCTATGGACAGCACCCTTCGGGCGCGGAGCTACAATGGCTGTCAGGCGGGCCAGCGGATCATGATCTGGCACAGATCACAGCGGTCACTGAGGCGCAGATCAACGCCTTCCTCAATGCCTGTGTGCCGCTGATCGGTGCCCGCCCCCTAGCGCCGCCCAAGGCGGCACCCAAGGCCAACGGCCACGACCACGACGGGCCGCCAACCGCCGAAATCATGGACATCACGGCGGCGCTGGCGCTGGTGCCGAACGACGGGCCACCTGACTGGGAAGCCTGGAACAATGTAGGGCTGGCGATCTACGCCGCCACTGAGGGCGCGGAGGCGGGCTGGGCGCTGTGGCGGGACTGGTCTGCCAAGAATCCGGCAGACGACCCTGACGCCACTCTGGCGCGCTGGGAACACTATGCGACGTCACCACCGGACCGCACCGGGGCGGGCAAGCTGTTCGCTATGGCGGGGGCGGCATCGCCGGGCTGGCGTCGGCCAAGCACTCTGAAGGCCAAGACCAACGGCGCGGCGCAGCCCGAGGTCAAGGCGCCCCCAGGGGCGCCCCCAGGGGCGCCAATGCCCGAGGCGCCTATCGTCGTGGATGACGGCGGGCCGCCCGAGGTGCCGCCCGTGGGTGACCCCGACGGGCCAGGGAACGACCCGCCGCTGCCGGTGATCACCTGTCGGGCGGGTGAACTGCCGCGCATGATCCGCGAGGCACAGGCGGCACTGCTCGACAGCGGTGCCCCGATCTATCAGCGCAGTATGCTGGTGCAGCCCACCGAGCAGCAATACACCGCCGCCGACGGCAGCGTGACCCATAGTGCCGCCCTGGTGCCGCTCACAGCGCCCGCGCTGCTCAAACTGATGGCGAAATCGGCGATCTACCAGAAATGGGACGGTCGGGTGGCGGGCGGCGGCGGCTTTGTCACCTGTGACCCGCCCGATAAGCTGGTCAACATCGTGCTGCACAACCGGGGCGACTGGCCGTTTCCGGTGGTGCGCGGCGTGCTGACCTGCCCGACAATTCGCCCCGACGGGTCCCTGCTGATCACACCGGGCTATGACCCGATCAGCCGTTATTACCTGATGTTCCCCAAGGGGCTTGAGGTGCCTGCCATCCCTGACGTGCCAACCGGAAATGATGCGGTCGATGCGTTGTTCCGGCTCAAAGCATTGCTGACCAGCTACCCGTTCGTGAGCAAAGCGTCGCACAGCGTGGCGCTGGCTATGCTGATGACCCAGGTGCTGCGCTGTGCCATGCCGGTCAGCCCGCTGATGGCGGTTAGCGCCAAGGCGCCGGGCACCGGCAAGAGCCATCTGGTCGATCTGTGCAGCACGATTGCGATTGGGCGTCCGTGCCCCGCGATGGGCACGGGTAAGAAAGACGAGGAGGTGGAAAAGGGCATCAACACGATGCTGATCGCGGGCGTCCCGGGCTTCTCGATCGACAATGTCAGCCGCGATCTGGACACGCCCATCCTGAACATGGCGACCGAGCGACCACTGATCACCATCCGGCTGTTCGGCGTGCTGGAAGCGGTCGAGATCGAGAACGCGGTCACGATCTACATGACCGGCAACAATCTGGCGATCATAGACGAACAGGGCAGGCGCACCATCCGGTGCGAACTGGACGCGGGGCAGGAAAACCCCGAGCGACGGCATTTTCGGGAAGACCCACTTAAGACCGCACGGGACAATCGCGGCCGCTACATCGCCGATGTGCTGACCATCGCGCGGTTCTATGTCGCGGGCGACCGAGGTGTCGATGTGTTTCCGATCGGTTCTTACGGCGCCTGGAGCCGCTTCGTGCGTGAGCCTCTGGTCTATCTTAATGAGGCCGACCCTTGCGCCACGATGGCAGAGACGGCGAAGGACGATCCTGCAACCGCACGTTTAGTGACAGTGTTGAACGGCTGGTATGATGAGTTTCAGTCAATCCCCAAAACACTAGCGGACGTGGTCAGGGATGCGGCCATAGATGGATTCTACCCCGTGCTGAAGGAACAATTCCCCGCACGTGGTGGTTCCGAGGTCGATACGTCTAGGATGGGATATTGGCTCCGAAGGTATGTCGGGCGGGTGGTAGGCGGCAAACGGTTCTTAAAGGAAGATGGTGGGACGCACCACTCAGTCCGTTGGTATGTCGAGAAACTTGCCTGAAATACCGTCATGGGGGGATGGGGGGCATGGG